CAGCAAAAAGCTCTAGTCTAAAAGACTTAAAATCCAAGAGATGCCTATCAATATTGATGGAGAACTTTTCTGATTTAATCAATAATAATAATATGGAGAGACAATTATGTCATCACAAGTAACAACAGCTTTTGTACAGCAGTATTCTGCTAACGTACAAATGTTGTCCCAACAAATGGGATCGTTGTTAAGAGACAAAGTCAGAGTAGAAAGTATTACAGGAAAAAATGCTTTCTTAGATCAAGTTGGCGCAGTAACTGCAGTTGAAAAAACTAGCAGACATTCGGACACTCCACAGATAGACACACCTCATGCGAGGCGTAGAATATCTCTGTCGGATTACGAATTTGCTGATCTAATTGATCAAAATGACAAAGTTAGACTCTTAATAGATCCGACTTCATCTTATGCTCAAGCTGCTGCTATGGCAATGGGAAGAGCAATAGATGATGTGATCATAACTGCTGCACTAGGTACTGCATATACTGGTGAGACAGGAGCAACTAGCACATCCAACGCTAATACAATAGCACATGGATCTGGTGGTTTAACTATTGCTAAATTAAGAACTGCAAAACAGACTCTTGATTTAAGCGATGTAGATCCTTCTATACCAAGACATATCATAGTATCTCCGAAGCAGATAAGTGATCTTTTAAACATAACTGAGGTAACGAGTTCAGATTTTAACACAGTCAAAGCATTGGCTAATGGTGAAATCAATACATACCTTGGTTTTAACTTCATTGTATCCAACAGACTTTCATTATCTGGCACAACTAGATCATGTATAGCCTTCGCACAAGATGGATTAGCTTTAGGTATTGGCAAAGATGTCAATGCTAGAATAGACGAAAGAGCTGACAAATCTTATGCCACTCAAGTGTACTACTGCATGAGCATCGGTGCTACTAGAATGGAAGAAGACAAAGTTGTTGAAGTACAATGTACCGAATCGTAATAGGAGGAATATATGGGAACTAAAAACTCAGACTTAGTTGCAAATTTTGAAGCAACTCCTCAAGTAAAAAGTAGCGCTGGACTTCTACATGGATCAGTTCGTGTAGCACAAGGAACTATTGCACTTGCGGCAGGAGATAGCAATGACGATGATGTTGTTATGTTAGCACCGATTCCAAGTAATGCGTATATCCCCCAAATTTGGGTAGGATCAGACACATTCGGTGGATCGTGTACATTCAATGTCGGAATACATCAAACTTCTGGAACAGTAGTAGACGAAGATTACTTTGCAAGCGCGGTAGCTGATGCTGCTGCTATGGCAGATGTAAGATTTGAAGCTGCTAACATTAACACAGCGAGTTCAAAGCTGTGGGAAATGGCTGGAGCAAGCACAGATCCTGGAGGTTACTACTACATATCAGCTACAATGGCTGCTGAAGGTGGTACTGCAGGCGACTTGACTTTCAACATTCAATATGTTGTAGACTAGAAAATAGAATTAGACAGGCGAGCAGAGGGAGACTGAACCTCGCCTGTTTAGCATGAAACAGATTAAAGATTTAAAACCTGTACTACATTTTAAAAAAGATAATTATGTGTACAGATATGTTCTTGTAGATCGGTTTCAGTATGGTCCTAAATATCATTATGGATTTGATGATAAAATGGAGAGGACTGAAGAAGAAATTTTTGCTTTATTAAAAGATAGACAAATAAGGCGTAAGTATATTATAAGGAAGTAATATGGCATCAGTAGTAGATATTTGTAATGGAGCATTAAACCAACTGGGTGCATCAACGATCTTATCCTTAACAGAAGATTCAAAAAACGCTAGACTTTGCAATTCAAGATATACTCAAGTTAGAGATGCTTTATTTAGAACTCATCCTTGGAATTGTTTGCAAACAAGATTAGAATTAGCCGCATCATCTGACTCTCCAGCATGGGGTTTCACCTATGCTTACACCTTGCCAGCAAATTGTTTAAGATTACTTAGAGTATTAGATTACGATTCAAATTATAAAGTAGAAGGTAGAAAAATATTAAGTGATGCTTCTACTATGAAAATATTATATATTGCAAGAATTACTGACCCCAATGAATATGATGAATTATTAAGAGAAACATTATCTGCAGCCTTAGGTGCTGACATTGCTTATGCAGTAACATCTAACAACACAACATCACAAAATATGATTGTATCATATCAAGAAAAATTAAGAGATGCTAGATTTGTAGATTCAACCGAAGGTCAAAATGTAGAACATGATTTAGGTATGGCAGATGTTATAGATGCAGGTACATTTATAAATTCAAGGTTTTAATAAATGGCTAGGGTTGCTGCACAACTTACAAATTTTACCGCAGGTGAATTATCACCTAGATTAGATGGAAGAACAGACCTAACAAAATATGCCGCAGGATGTTCAAATTTAGAAAATTTAGTTATTTATCCTCATGGAGCTGCGGCTCGTAGACCAGGCACAACTCATGTAGCTCAAGTTGCTGATAGTTCAAAAAAAACAAGATTAATACCTTTTGAATTTTCAACAACACAAACTTACATTCTTGAATTTTCAAATTTAAAAATAAGATTTTTTAAAGACAATGGTGCAATATTAGAAGGTGATAAAACTATTACAGGAATTACTCAAGCTAATCCCGCAGTAGTTACATCTAGCTCACACGGTTATTCTAATGGTGATGAAATAAGAATTACCTCAGTTGTAGGAATGACGGAAGTAAATAATAAAAGATTTTTAGTTGCAGGTGTAACTACCAATACTTTTCAATTAACAGATAAAGATGGAGATAATATAAACAGCTCAGGATATACAGCCTATAGTTCAGCAGGAACTGCTAATAGAGTTTATACAATTACCTCTCCTTATTTAGAAGCAGAATTATTTGATATAAAATTTGCTCAATCTGCTGATGTTATGTATATTACTCATCCTTCACATGAAGTAGAAAAATTATCTCGTACTGGTCATACTTCTTGGACATTAGCCGATGTTGATTTTACCAATGGACCATTTATAGATGTTAATACAACAGCAACAACTTTAACACCAGCTTCCGCAGGCGTTGGAACTGGAGTTAATATTACAGCTTCTTCTACAACTGGAATTAATGATGATCAGGGATGGCTGACAACAGATGTTGGTAGACAAATTCATTTTAATGGTGGTTACGCAGTAATAACTGCTAGGACCAATTCAACTGTTGCAGTCGCAACTATTACAACCGCTTTTACAAATACAAATTCTATTACAGCTTGGTACTTAGGAGCATTTTCTGATACTACAGGATTTCCTTCTTGCGTAACATTTTTTGAACAAAGATTAGTTTTTGCTGCAACATTAAGCAATCCTCAAACAGTTTATTTTTCAAAGTCTGGTGATTATGAAAATATGGATGCTAATATTGCAGGTACTGTAGCTGATGATGATGCAATTATTTATACAATCGCATCTAACCAAGTTAATGCAATTAGATTTATGTCAGCAACAAGAACTTTAATTATAGGAACTGCCGGTGGAGAATTTGCAGTTAGTGGAGGTGGAGATGATAGCTCTGTAACTCCAACAAATATATTAATTAAAAAACAAACAAATAATGGTGGAGCAAATGTAGATGCTGTAGCTGTTGGTAATGCTACTTTATTTTTACAAAGAGCAAAAAGAAAAATTAGAGAACTAGCTTATAATTTTGATGTAGATGGTTATTCTTCACCTGATTTAACTATCCTTGCAGAACACGTTACTTCCGGTGGAATAACTCAAATGGCTTTTCAAGGTGAACCATTATCAATTTTATGGTGCGTTAGAGGAGATGGTGAATTAGCAGCACTAACTTATCAAAGAGAACAGGAAGTCGTTGCTTGGCATAGACATATTTTTGGTGGAAGATTTGGTGATGCAACAATTACAGTTACTGATTATGCAAACATAGCAGATGGCTCAAGATTAGTATTAACTAAATCAGATGGCACAACTACAACTTTTACATCAGCCACATCTTCTACAACTGGAAAGTTTCATACTGTAACCAGCAACAACCAAACCGCAACAAACTTAAAAACATTAATAGATGCTGATTCTGATTTTACGGCAACAGTTAGTAGTAATGTAGTTACAATTACAGAAACATCTCCTTCATCTACAGGATTTTTAACAATTAAATCTGTAGATGATACAACGAGATTAACAAAAACAGATCAAGGTAAATCTGTATGTGAAAGCGTTGCTGTAATTCCAACTGATGATTCAGAATATCAAATATGGGTTATTATTAAAAGAACAGTTAATG